TGAAATATGAAATGTAAACAATCCGCCCCCCGGTGCTGTATATACTCCAGTTGTAGGGTCATAGTTGTTATTGTTGTCAAATGCTTCCGATACAGGCGCATAATATTGGTATGCACTGATAGCACCATTACCAACTGCGGGCATTGTGATATTGCCTGAGTTATAGCTGCGATAGGCATACTGACTACCTAGGTCATCGGTATCTAAATAGCTTTTGTTTATCCAAGGCATGTAGTAACCGCCAAGGATAGTTAACAGCGAACCTGCCTCAAGTTCAAAGCCTGCATCATCAAAGATTTGTTGTAGCAAATAGTCCCATCTTACGGCGGGTGTAAGGTCAGTAGCAAATAATGGCGCAGTGCTATCAAAAATGCGGCGTGTATTTGGTTGGCCCTCCTCACTCCATAGCTGCCCGCGATCCATCAACGCCCATATTCTTTCGCTATTTGATGTAGTCACGTTATCATACTTGACAACCTCGTTAAGATTTGGCAAGTCAGTTAACGCAGCAAGTTTCTTTTCTCCGATGGACTTATATAAATCAGGTGTCTCAGCATAAAAGGCAAGTTCAATTTCATTCAGTTTGCCCTGCTGCTGATATATCTTTCGCACACGTACGTAACCTTTAGCGATGGGCAGCGTATCAACGCGAATTTCAGCAGGTAGTTTGTAGTGGAAATAGTTATTTACACCGCCCGAATAGTTCACATCGAACAGCGCACCTAGTGCAAGTTGATTACGGTCTGTAACTGGTATTCTAAACTCACGGCTGAATGCGCCTAATGCTTGGAAGTTGTTAAGGTCGGTGTACTGCCAGTTCTGACTGATGCTTTCATTTTCGAAAAGGTCAAGATAGGTGCTAGAAATACTATCAAGGGTGAACGTTATATAGACCGTATTTGGGTCGGGTATAACGCCATACAGTAAATAAAATTGATACCCTCCTGGTCCTCCCGTTGCAGCTGAAGCAGTTATGTCCAATTCATAAGTGGCTAACAAAACATCTGAAGCGTCATAAGCCTTTATCTCTTTATTGCCGCCATTTGTAGCTTGAGTAATAAAAGCATTTATAATGTCAGTGCTTAAAAGAGGAGCAATAGTGGTATCATTAAAAATTAGACTCAATACTGCGTTCGGATATGCTCCCGTTTTGTAGGTTGTCTTACTTTCTGCTGTAACTATTAATTGTACTTCACCGTTCATGTTAAGTCCAGTATTCGTTTGCCATTCTTACTTTGAGCGTCACGTTGTATAGTTTGCCATCATAGGTGCGCTTTTCCACATAGGATGTATCATCTATATTCACAGCGATGTATGAGCCATTATCATTAATCAGATGCACTTGGTTGCTTACAATTAATCCACGTAAATAGATGAACTCTTCTTGTGTAATGTAATCGCTAGTCACAGTCAATATGCGCTGCGCTAAGTTAGTGCGTTGATTTAGCCCGCGATCGTTTGCATAGAAGATAGTGGGCGTACTATTGAACAAAGGTCGCTTGTAAGTTTTACGGTCAACCTCAGTAGTATACTCTGACTTCTTTTTAAAGTTGAAGTATTCGTAACCGCCGCGAGCACCCACCCATGCAAGACGCACATTAGGCCAATTGCACTCACAGTTACCATATACGCACTCATTCCAAAAGATGTAATCTACACTTACCGTTGCGCTTGCAGGACTTAAGATTTGCACGCGGTAGTACCTCCAGTTTGGAAAACTAGAAGGCTTCGCGGCAAAGCCAACACGAGCGTTTAAGTTGGCAGGGAATATAGGTAATCCCTCTACCTCGTAATCATTCATTGTAATACTAGCAGATATCGGAAGGCCCGTGCTACCAACTAGCGTTATGTTGCATGAGTTCGCCACATTGTTGCTTAGATAGTTTGCAGTGCCCGGCACGTAGAGCAATCCGTAATCCTGTTCACGTACTGCGATTGCAATTTTACCTTTAGCAATTCCCCATGTACCAAATACGGGCGGATACTTTTCTGTGACCTGCCTATCACTCATGGCAAGTGATGCTGTGCTTGTCATTGAAAACTTGACGGCTTGCAGGCCCGATTCTGGATTTGGTTTGTAACCGTCTGTGGGTTGGTAGTATTGATTGTCTACAAGTATTTCAGTACCTGCCACGCCACTCTCAGCATTTTCAGTTAGCACACCCGCCACTATCCACCATTCGGCAACGCTAAAATCTATGCTATTCCACGTTGATGTATCATCGAGTGTGGCCGTTGCTAAATTGTGCAATGCATCACCTTGCGCTTCGCGGTTGCGTAATTGAATGAGTGACTGCAAATCGAAATACAGTCGAGCATCTATTGCAGGTGAGATGTAAAAATCAAACACCTGCCCCGTGCTGTTATTAATAACGGTCACGCCGTACTGAAAACCGTCCTGTCCCGTGTTAGTACTCGATGCAACAATCATGAGCTTTTGCCCGCGTGCGCTCCAGCTATACGGCTGGTCTTCGATAGTTATTGCCATTATCTTAAGTTAAGTAAGAATCGTTGTTCAACACCTTTGGCATATGCCTGTATTAATTGCTCGCTGTAATCTTCCCATGTATCATTGATTGCATCTTGATAGTAGTTGATGCCTTCAATACCGTTCTCACCAATGCTCTTAGCAATGGCAATGGCTGCCGACTTAATTGCGCTCTCAGTTGACTTGATGAATTCACCTTGCCTATTGCGCAGTTTAAGTGGTTTGATTTTAATCCACTGCATGATGTCTTTGTATGGTGGTCGTTTTGTTGGATCACCGGGATATGGTTTGCGTCCATACTCAATCACATCTGCATACCTGCCCGCATCACCTTTTACAGTGAAGTCAATAGTAGGCTTGTTGTATCTGATGCGCAGTTTGTAAGTAAGTGAGTTGAGTAATGTACCAGATGCAACACGATTCACCACCTTACCGCGCACACGGCGTTTGATGCGCAGGTTACTTTGCGCACGCTCTACGACCGTAGCCGCATATTCATTTAGTAGTGCCTCGTAATCGTCCATTAGATCAACTGTAAATTGAGTGCATTAGCTGCAATGGTATAGGCTTCCATATTTGAATCGCCACTTTGACCCCAGTCTAAATAGGTTTGACCTTCAATCAATACTTGCCCTTCGTAGATAGTTATGCCATCTACATCACACAGCGCATATTGAAGTGCGGCTCTTGTAGCTAAGTCATCATAGCTTAGATATAACTTAATGCATTTAGCTGTCTTTGTATCGCCATTACTCCAAATGGCTAAGGGTTGTATCTCTTTCATATTATCGATTTATTCGTGCGAAGACCATTTGCTGTGTTGTTGTTGCTGTTGTTACGCTCATTTGCGCAGCAAACATGAGGTATTGTATCACCGTGGTATTTACAGTAATATTACTTGTCGCTACACTTAAATTACCTGATGCAATAATATTCCCGCTGACGTTGGGTAAACGGAAATTTCCACTAGTCCCGATTGCTGTTACTGCTATTTGTCGACTGAATTCATAAATATTTCCAGTCGGCAGAGATGGGGAAACAGTTCCAAGTAATGTTGCGCCCGTCAAATTTGCCGCTGTATTTATATAAAGTCGGTAGGTTAAAGTTCCTGTGGCTTGAGTTGAATTGAAATGCGCTAATATTTCAATAAAATCACTAACTTGAAGGCTATTTGCAGCTATCGCATAAGTTTGAAATAATGTATTGGTTGAGGTATTTACTACACTATATACACTAAAATCTTTGAATAACTGTATGTTGTTAATGATACCTAAATCAGTAATTAATTGAGATGCGCTCAGTGCACTTACAGTATTATCCGCATTTACTCGCAGATAACGAATCGCGCTCGGATTGGGCAGCGTGGCAAGGTTAGTACCTACCGTAGTTAGTCCGATGCTGTTTTGCTTACTATTGAATGTAGACCAATCAGCACTACTCAATGCGCCACGATTTGCAGCACTTGCAGTAGGCAAGTTAAACGTGTGTGTACTTCCTGCGCTACTAATTGCAAAGTCTGTCCCGGATGTACCTACAGCAAAGTTTTGCGTGCTTTCTGTTAGGCCATTTAAAGAACTAAGGCCGATTGCGTAGGTAGTGTGTACTTCACCTATGCGGCCATCTTCCGTGTATAGCGTGACCGTTTTACCGTTCGTATTTTGAATGTCAAACTCGATGTGTATGCGGTCGGTTGCAGCTGTTACCGTAGTGGGTAAGGATATAGTGAAGCTATACAAGTCAGGCACATTACCATTTGTAATCTCTTCCATTGTGGAAGTCGCAATGAGCGTGAATGTACTGCCGTTGTATGTGTAAAGCTTTGCAAGTATTTGAGCATGGTTTGCGCCGCCGCCTGTTTCACTTAAGTACACATCGATAGTCCATACGCCCGCAGGGATTATAGTATGATTTGGTGAGCCTACATCAGTAATAAATCGGGCAATAGCACCTGTTGTCGCACGTGTGAAGTTAGCAGCAGGGCCAGTGTTGGCAGCAGTGCCTAATTCATAGTAATCGTTACCTCCTATTGTGCCCTGTGAGATATTACCGTTGAAATAAAATATCTGACCACCACCACCGCCTGTAGATGGGAATGTACGCAGCGCACCTGTGCCATCAATGTACTGATCATTTGTCCCATTTGCAGCTACGGCAAGTGTGCCCGATGTTGTAACTGGTGAACCGCTAACACTGAACGCAGCATTACTTGGTGCAGGCATGGTAAGTCCAACGCTCGTAACTGTTCCGCTGCCATTTGTACTATATTCAACTGCACCTGTTGAGGCATTAGCTAACGTCAATACTTGACCAACGATAGCTGTGCCATTACCTACTGCTGGAGTTTTAATGTATAGTGTAGTAGTATCTGTTTTAAATTCCTGTGTAGTTGCACCTTGTGTTTTTATTGATGCATCAAGTCCAGTTATATATATTCTACTTTGACTTGGTGGATACTTACCAATGAATACTTCAAAAAATCCACTAGCCTCCGGGTATATTTTAAACTCAGTATTGTTTTGCCATAATAACGTAGTGAGATTTCCCTTAATCGTATTGTTTACAGTTAGGTTATTATCAGTAGTTATTACACTTTGCAATCCTTGCGGTGTAGGTGGCGCAGGTTTATTTATCAAATCGTTGTAATCACCTGTAGTCGCTACCGTTGCTAGTGTTGGCTTGTTTAATATTTGATAGTCACCACTAGATGCATTCCAATCTACGGGAGTTTGACGCAAGCGATAGCCCACAGCTTGCAATGTCCAGTAGCTAGGATTAGTCGGATTGATTCCATCATTGTTGGCGATGCATGCATATACGCTGCCATTATACCAAACTCTATCACCGATTACATATTGATTGCCAAAAGCAGTAGCGTGGTTAGCATTAAATTCAGTAGAAACGTAAGGCCCACCACCTCCACCGCCACCACCTGCCGCATCAAACGTCACAGACCCGTCACCGTTATCTGTGATTGTTATGTTTGTCCCGGCAACAAGGTCAAGAATATTTTGCACTGCATTATCTACGCCGTTGGTGCGTAGCACTATGCCGATAGGCGAACCGCTGCCGCCTGTAGATGAACCGCCAACCGCCCATATAGCAGGAATGTCACACGCTGACCAGTCCCAAGGCACTTCAAGTTGAAGTGAGAACGTTACACCCGTGAGCGTGTTTTTATATTCCTCCATGAAAGGTTCAATCACTGGAGGCGTTACGAGCTGCACGTCAAAACCAAATAGCGCAAGACCATTTTTAACTTCTGCAATCAAGTCCTGTGCAAGTCGTACACAGTCGCTAATGACTTCGCGTTGATATTCTGCTTTGACTTCTTTGTCACGTGGGATATCTGCAAAGATGATTTGGAAATCAAACTGCATCCCGCCATCAACAGGTCTGATGTTGTTAGGCACAACGTGCATGAATGGATACTGCTCATCTTGATCCATATCAGCCAAATCAATTTGCCCGTGTGTGAATCGCTTAATAAGCAAGTGACCTGCGGCGAATGCCTCAAGTCTATTGATAAGAACGTTGTAACTGTAATTGTAACTATTCATTACCTATTTCGTTTTTTCATTTCTGCCTTTTGCACTTGCACATAGTCAGCTAGATATGTCAAGTGCGTAAACACTTCGTATGCTCTACGGTCTGTTACTGCATCGAACTTGGTAATATCTCTATCAGCAAGCACTTCGATAATATGAAACCACCCGTACACATCTAAGCCTTCTGGAGTATATTCGTCTTCGCTGCCTCCGTCACTATCTCCGTTATCTCTTTTGCCAAATAGTCTAGGGAACTGCCGTATAGTTCCTGTTCTAAACTTGAAAAAAAAACCAGCACGTTGAGTACATGGTCAAGTGTAAGCAGCTTCACGCTGTCTATATACCTGACCACTTTCGTGCTATCGTACGTGTCTATATCATAGCGTCCTGCCCATTTCGCCATCACTGGACGGTATAGGATTGACATCATCTTAAGTGCAGCATCTGCATCTAGTTTGCCGTCTTTGTACAAATCTGTACATGCACTATCGAGGTCAACATATTCGCCAAACGTCATCTCGGTTAAATCAGGAATGAAGCCTAACTCAGTTGCGCCGACTCGCACCTTGCGTTCAAAGCCATCCGTGCAAAGCTGAATAGCAGCTTCAAACTTCATGATGATTTCATCTATCACACTTGCCTGCAATAGCTTAATGCTATCCATGCTCTTGCCTGTAATGACTCGCACACGCTCGGCTGCATCAACCGCATTGCAGTAGTCGATGTATTGACCTAGCGTCACGGCCTTAGCATTGGCCGCTATGTTCACTTTGATTTTCATCTTGCTGTTGTATTGTAGTTTTTAATGTGTTTTTGTTACAAGTCTCCGTGGACATGAACGATAACAGGTGCTCTTTCATCCCCGGCATGAGTCATTCGCGCCTGTTTTGGTTTGAAATATTCGAGCAGCGCAGTGTAATGTTTGATGTACTCTTCATCCTCCATGTCGTTCATAATGCGCATGCACTTGGCTGCGCCCTCTGATACGAACCACTCTCCGAGTTCATTCCATATTTTGATTCTTTCGCTTGTTACTCCGGGTGGTCTTCCCGCAGGGTTGTTTGTCATTCCTTTATGCAAGCCCATAGTTTTGAAATTTTGATAAGAACAAATTACTTTTTTTCGTATTGCGCAATGCACACGGCTATGCGTTGTTGTGAATCAGGAAACTCACTTTGTGTTTTAGCATCACTCATGCAGCGTGCGATGAATGCGCTTTTAGATTCGTCTGTGTTTGGTGTTGGTAATGGCATGTTATTAGATTTTAGGTGAATGATTCTCATTTAACTTTCCTAGTTGCCTCTTGAACTCACTGATTAAGTCGCGGATGCAGGATGCG